GTTACTTTGCCGCAATGCAACGTCACGTATGGGCTTGGAAAATGGGAGAACAGGTTGACCCAGAATCTGGTATCCATCACTTGGCTCATGCAATGTGTTGCCTGTCGTTCTTGTATGAACACGATGTGAAATACTCTAAAGAAATTTAACTGGAAATTATATAATGGAAATCGCAATCATCCCTACCGTCCTCACAGTATTGGCAGTTGCCGCTGTTGTTATCTCTGCAATCTGGATTGTTAATCTTCGTCGTGTTGTAAGCACCAACGAAGTTCATATTATCCAGAGCGCGAGCAAAACCGTTTCTTATGGTAAAGATCAAGAAGCTGGCAATACTTACTATGAGTGGCCAGCTTGGATTCCTGTAATTGGTATCAACGTTATCAAACTGCCTGTGTCTGTATTCAGCCTTCGCTTGAAAGACTATGAAGCATATGATAATGGTCGCTTGCCTTTCGTGCTTGACCTCGAAGCGTTCTTCCGTATTGAAAACTCTAACGTTGCCGCTCAACGTGTTGCTGGTTACCAAGAACTGAATGCTCAACTTACTTCAATTCTACAAGGTGCTGCTCGTACCATCCTTGCTTCTAAGACTATTGAAGAAATCATGCAAGGTCGTTCTGAGTTCGGCGATGCCTTTACCAAAGAAGTTAACGAACAACTGAAAGCGTGGGGTGTTACTACTGTTAAGAATATCGAGTTGATGGATATTCGCGACAGCCGTGAAAGCCAAGTTATCCAGAACATCATGGATAAGAAGAAGTCTGAGATTGAGAAAGAATCTCGTATCGTTGTGGCTTCTAACATGAAGGCTGCTCAAAACGCTGAAATTGACGCAGCACGAGAAATCGAACTGAACAAGCAAATGGCTGCTGAACAAGTTGGTATCCGCACAGCTGAAAAAGACAAAGCCGTTGGTATCGCTAATGAAATGTCTCAGCAAGATATTAAGGCTCAGCAAAAGGTTACAACTGAAAAAGCTATGGAAGTTGCCCGTGTTCAAGAAGTTAAGATGGCTGAAATCGCCAAAGACGTGAACGTGGTTAAGGCTGAAGAACAAAAGCAGACTGACGTTATCTCTGCTGAAGGCCAGAAGCAAAAGACTGTGTTGGTTGCTGAAGGTCAACTTGAAGCTGAAAAGCGTAAAGCTGAAGCTGTGTTGGTGAACGGTCAGGCTAAAGCTGAAGCTGAGAAGCTGTTGCAACTTGCCCCTGTTGAGGCTCAGATTGTTCTGGCTAAAGAAATTGGCGAGAACCAAAGCTATCAACAATACCTTATCACTATCCGTCAGGTTGAAGCTAACCAAGCTATCGGTGTTGAACAAGCTCGTGCTTTGGATAAGGCTGATATCAAGGTTATCGCTAACAGCGGTACAGTAACTGGTGGTATCAGTTCTCTTGGTGAATTGTTCACCTCTCAAGGTGGTAGCAATGTAGGTGCTGCTCTTGAAGGACTTGCTCAAAGCGAAGTCGGCAAGCAATTGCTGGATAAGTTTGTAAGCAAATAAATTTGACTTGTAGCTGGTTTCCAGCTACAATTCTACCTATACCCTTTAATATGGAGAAATAATGAAACTATCTAAAGACACACTTGCACTTTTTAAAAACTATGCTGGTATTAATAGCAACTTGCTTTTGAAAGCTGGTAGCAAACTTTCCACTATCTCTTCTCAGAAGAACGTTATGTCTGACGTAACTGTTACTGAGACTTTCCCAGTTGACTTCGGTATCTACGATCTTAACGAATTCCTTGGCGCGATGTCGATCTTTGAAGATCCTGAGTTGGAGTTTAGCGATAAGGTTTGTAAGATTACCCAAGGTAACATGAGCATCAAATACTTCGCAGCTGATGCGTCTGTTTTGACTGCTCCAACTAAGAGCATTACATTCCCTGAAGCTGAGGTCAACTTTGAGTTGTCCAATCAGATGTTGAATATGATTCAACGTACTGCCTCAGTTCTGAAAGCATCTGACGTTTCTATCGTTGGTGAAGCAGGTAAAATCACTATTGTTGTTGGTGATAAAAAGAATGCTACTGGTAACTCGTTCAGTGAGCCAGTTGGTACAACTGATAAGACTTTCAAGGTAAACCTAAAAGTTGAAAACTTAAAGATGATACCTGGCGATTATTCTGTTAGTGTCTCGAGCAAGAAGATCTCTCGCTTCAAGTCTAGCACTAACGGTGACTTGGTTTATTATGTTGCTGTAGAAGCGGATTCCACCTTCGACTTCTAAGTGTGACTGTTTGGGGAGAGATTATAATCTCTCCCCATTTTTATTTTATTATGGAGTTATTATGATTGAACAACAAAAAGACCAATTCCTTTGGGTTGAAAAGTACCGTCCTCAGAAGATCGACGATTGTATCCTCCCTGAATCCTTGAAGAAGACATTCAAGGATTATGTTTCTCAAGGTCAACTTCCTCATATGCTGTTGTGTGGTACAGCAGGTGTAGGTAAGACCACTATTGCTAAAGCACTCTGTAATGAGATCGGCGCAGAGTATGTTATCCTGAACGGTTCTGATACTGGCGGGCACATTGATACCCTTCGTACAACCATCAAGGGTTTTGCTACCTCAGTTTCTCTGACCGACTCTAAGAAGGTTATTATCCTAGACGAAGCTGACTATCTTCAAGCTAACTCTACGCAACCTGCTTTGCGTAACTACATGGAAGAGTTCTCGGCTAATTGCCGTTTCATCTTCACTGCTAACTACAAAAACAAAATCATCGAGCCTCTGCATTCTCGTTGTGCAGTTATCGAGTTCAAGATTGAAACTAAGGACAAGCAACTTCTGGCTGCTCAGTTCTTCAAACGTGCTACTCAGATTCTGAAACAAGAAGGTGTTGAGTTTGACCCGAAGGTTGTGGCTGAACTTGTTACTAAACACTTCCCTGACTGGCGTCGTGTTCTAAACGAACTTCAACGTTACTCTGTTTCTGGCAAGATTGACTCAGGTATTCTGGTCAATATGTCTCAGGATTCGTTCAAGCAACTGGTTGGTTTCATGAAAGATCGCGACTTCACCGAAGTCCGTAAATGGGTTGCCAAGAACGCAGACGCTGATACTACTGCCTTGTTCCGCGAGTTCTATGATAACGCTATGGAATACATCGAGCCTTCTACTATTCCCAACATGGTTCTTGTGCTTGCCGACTATCAATACAAGGCAGCATTCGTAGCCGACCACGAGTTGAACATCATGGCTGCTATGACCGAACTGATGGTACAATGTAAATTCAAGTGAGGGTGATATGGAATTTCTAATTCTAGCAGGTGCCCTTGTTGTTGGATTCTATGCTGGGTGGGTTGGTCGAGAGCGATATGCTATGCGTACAGTTCTCGAGATTCTAGAACAAGCCGCAGCACAAGAAGAACAAGAAACAGAAGAAGTCCGCGATCGCCTCAGTTTAGAGCGTCATGGTGAAGTCATCTATGCATACACAACTGAGGGTGAATTCATTGGTCAAGGTAATGACCTATTTGCTCTTGATGAAGCTATCCAAAAGCGATTCCCTGGCAGAAAGTTTCTTATCAAAAAAGAAAATCTAGAGGAAGTCGGGGCTGCTCATGAACATCTTTGATATTATTAACGCAATTAATTCCACGAAGGAAGATTTATTTAAAAACGATCCTCAGGCGATTAAGGAATACAAACCTTACATGATCAATCGAGGGTTATCTTATTTCCACGACACGGTTGTTCAAGCTAACACTATGAACCAACACCACTCTATCCCAAACGAGTGGCAGTTTGCGTTTTTACTAAATAGTGTAACCAAGAAGAAAAGGTTCTCTAAGTGGCACAAAGCAGACGATGCCACCGAATCTTTGAAGCTGGTACAGGAATATTACGGGTATTCCAGTGAAAAAGCCAAGGACGCTTTAAGCGTTCTTTCCGATGAACAATTGAATGAAATAAAACAAAAATTAAATAAAGGTGGAAAATAATGTCAGAAATGATTTACTATGACTGGACACCCGATTCTATGCTAGAGGTAACTCTTGCTGAACCAGATAACTTCTTGAAGGTTCGTGAGACACTTACTCGTATTGGTATCGCTTCCAAGAAAGACAACACATTGTATCAATCTTGCCATATCTTACATAAGCAAGGTCGTTATTTTATTGTACACTTCAAAGAACTCTTTGCCTTAGATGGTAAGGATTCTAATATCACTTCAGGTGATATTGAACGCAGAAATGCTATCGCTGGGCTGCTTCAGGATTGGGATCTATTAAAAATAGTGAACACCAGTAAAGCAGAGCAGAAAGCATCACTATCCCAGATTAAAGTCGTTGCCTTCAAAG